CCTTTTGGAGGAACCGCATGATCGATGAAAACGACCCCCGCCTCATGCACCTGAGCGAGGATCTGAGACGCAGAATCGCCCAGCACGCGCACGACGACGCCGGGTGCCTGATCTGGCACGGCCCGTATTGCGGGAAAACCCCAGCCCTGTACCTGCCGGCAGCGCAAAACCCCACCGGAAAGCGTGGCTACACTACGGCGAGGTCGAAGATCCTCCGAGAGACCGCGCCGGCTCTGGCAGGCCGCAGGGATCTGGCGACGTGGGTGCGGTGCGAGGATTCTCGGTGCGTGCATCCTGAACACGTCTACGCCGTCGGCCGCAACCGGATTGCCAAACACGCATCGGACGCCGGGTACACGTCGGACCCGATGCGCCGCGCGGCCATCGCACGCAAGCGGCAGTCGCAATCCACGCTGACATGGGACGACATCCTGGCCATCAGGGCCTCGACAGAAAAGCAATCCATCGTGGCTGAGCAGTTCGGGATTTCTCGCTCTGGGGTGTCGGCAATCAAGCGCAACAGAGTCTGGCGGCAGCGTCCTGGTGCAGCCAGTTGGTCCGACGTTTTTATGAGGTTGGCGGCATGAGCAGAGACCCATTCAAGATCGACGGCCCGACGTGCATCAGCTTCAGCGGTGGGCGCACTAGCGCATACATGCTGTGGCGGGTGCTGCAAAGCAATGGCGGGTTACCGTCAGATGCCGTGGCGTGCTTTGCCAACACCGGCAAGGAAGACGAAGCCACGCTTCGATTCGTGCGCGACTGTGGCCTGAACTGGGGCGTCCCGATTGTCTGGGTGGAGTACCGAAACGACGAGAAAGGGTTCGCGGTGGTGGATTTCGAGACTGCCAGCAGGGATGGTGAGCCGTTTGAAGCAATTATTCGGAAGCGAAATTACTTGCCGAATCCGGTTGCTAGGTTCTGTACCGTAGAGCTAAAAATCCGCGCAATGCACAAACATCTGCGGTCAATGGGGTGGGCCGATGGCGATAACTGTTGGGACCAGATGATCGGCATCCGCGCCGATGAGCACAGGCGCGTAGCAAAAATCCGAGCGCGCGGCTACAGCACCGAAACCACCAAGGAAACGATGCTCATGCCTCTGGCGGATGCTGGGGTCACGGTGTCTGATGTGGGCGAATTCTGGGCTCGGCAACCATTTCAGTTGGAGTTGCCAACCTACAAGGGCAGAACGCTAGTTGGAAATTGCGATTTGTGCTTCCTGAAGCCAGCAGGTCAGATTCAAAGCCTGATTGCTGAAAAGCCAGAGCGCGCCGTATGGTGGGCGAAGATTGAGGCGCTGGCGCTGGCGTCTAAGCCTGATGGCGCTGTATTCCGCAAGGACCGCCCCAGCTACGCTTCCATGGCCGCATTCGCATCCAAGCAGCGCGATATGTTCGACCCCAACGAGGAAGCCATCGCGTGCTTCTGCGGAGACTGAGCATGACATCCGAATTCAGAGGACGGAAAACCTACCGAGAGATCGTTGCCACGAATCAAAAGTCGATGGACAACCTCGCAGCACTCTGGGGCAAGCCGAGGCAGGTGCTGGACATGCCGCCGGAGCCTAAGAAACGCGCACCAGCGAAGCCGAGCGGCGAGCCCACCGAATCGCAGATTCTGAAGGCCATCATGTCGCTGCTGAAGCGCCATCCGAAAGTCGCTCAGGTCTGGCGGCAGAACTCCGGGACCTTTCAGGAGCGCAACCGGGACGGATCGGTGCGGTACATCCGGGCGAATACACAGCGCGGCATGAGCGACATCATGGGCATCCTGAAAGACGGGCGCACCCTAGCCATCGAGGTCAAGTCGCGCACCGGCAGGATGCGACCCGGGCAGGAGGAGTTCCTGGCGACCATCCGGCAGGCCGGGGGCGTGGCGGGGGTTTGCCGCAGTGTTGAGGATGCGCAGAAACTGCTGGAGGCCGCATGAGAAAACGCAGCCGCTATCGCCCCCGGGGCGTGAACCCGACGGCGCACTTGGTGGCCATGCACGGCGCATCCCTGCTCTCACGCGATGACAGAACCATCTGGGCGCTGAAGATGCGCGCAGCACTGGATGCGGTGCGCGAGGCGCGGGCGACCGTCACGCAGTGGGGCGTGATCTTCGACAGCGTGAACCTGGCCGAGGAACTCTGCCGCATGGGCCTGGCGTCCGACCCTGACCGGGTGATCTCGACGGCTCAGGAAGTGTGCGCCGAGGTGATCCGCCGGCAGAAGGCCACCGGCACCAGAGCGATCCGCGCCGCAGAACTGGCAGCGCTGCGGGATCTCGAGGCCGCGATGATTGACATCCTGGCCGCAGTGACGCACGCCGAGCGGTTCCGCGCCGAGCAGACGATCCGGGCTCGCACCCGGGCAGCGATGGCCGGTGGCATCCCGTGGGCGACGGTGATCGACCCGAAGATTCTGGAGGTGGCATGAACAAACTTGACTTCTCAGCGCTGGCGCAGCGCCTGCTCATCGGAGCCGACACCCTCGTCCCGCAGTGGCTTTCAGGCGGCAGGCGCAGGGGCCACGAGTGGGTCTGCGGCGACCTGGCCGGCGGCGAGGGTGACTCATGCTCGGTGAACCTTCTCAGCGGCCGGTGGGCCGATTTCGCCACCAACGAACGCGGCGGGGATCTCATCAGCCTATACGCCGCCATCCACGAAATCTCAATGGGCGACGCCTACCGGGAACTCAGCGACGAGGCGCCAGCATCAGACGTGCCACCGAAACCGCGCCTCGTGAAACCTCAGCGGCAGGTCATCACGCCCGTGCCGTCAGAGTCTGCCGACTGCGATTGTGTACACAACTCATACGGACCACCGAGCCAGCGCTGGACGTACTTCGACGGCGACGGCAACGTGCTCGGCTACGTGGCCCGCTACGATCCGCCGGGGCAGCGCAAGCAGATCATCCCGTGGACCTTCGCGTCCGACGGCTGGGGCATGGGTCAGTGGCCGGTGCCGAGGCCGCTTTACAGGCTGCAGGAACTGGAGGCACGTCACACTGACCCGGTGCTCATCGTCGAGGGCGAGAAAGCCGCAGACGCGGCCGCAGCGCTGTCCGGCAGCCCCTACGTGGCGACGACTTGGCCCGGTGGTGCTCAGGCCCTCGGCAGGGCCGACTGGAAGGCCCTGCAGGGCCGCAGGGTTCTGCTCTGGCCTGACGCTGACGAGGCGGGCGTGGCGGCCATGCAGCGCCTGGCGGAGATCCTGGCGCCGATCGCCTCGGAGATCAAAATCATCGACGTGAATGGGCAACCCGAGGGCTGGGACTGCGCCGACAGTGGGTGGACCCAGTGGACCGAGGCCCGGGCGTGGATCGCGCCGCGTGCCCGTACGGTGGGCGCTCCGGCGCCAGCACCCCCGGCACCCGAAGTGCAGGCCGCAGAGAAAGCCGTGGCGGCGCGGGATATCAGTTCGCTGGAGCCGTCGGAGTGGTATGCGCGGTTCGCATACTGCACCCCTGACGATTCATTTTTCGACCTGCTGGAGCGCACCGAAATCACTCGGTCGGCGTTCAATGCGGTTTACAGGCACGTCAAGTGCCACAGCATCCACGCATCATCATCGGGCGGTGCGCGCCGGGTCGAGGCGTCCACCAGCTACGATGAAAACCGCACGGCAATGGGTGCCCGGGTTCTTTCGGGTGTCACCTATGCACCAGGCACTGCGCCGCTGGTCGAGCATCAGGGGCAGATCTACGGGAACAAGTGGCGCGACGGTCGGCCACAGATCGAAGACGCCATCGACCCGCAACCGTGGCTTGACCATATCGAGCGACTGATACCCGACCCCGTGGAGCGCAACCATATGCTGGATGCGTTCGCATACAAAGTACAGCATCCAGGCGTCAAAATCAACCATGCGATTCTGATCGGTGGCATTCAGGGTGCCGGCAAGGATTCCATGATCGCGCCGCTACTCTACGCAATCGGGGGGAAAAACAAGCTTAATTGCGCATCAGTCGAAACCGCAGAATTGCAGCAGCAGTGGGGCTACTATCTCGAAAACGAGATCATCATCTTCAACGAACTGCGGCAATCGGAAGCGGTGGATCGCAGGGCACTCGAAAACCGACTCAAGCCCATACTCGCCGCGCCGCCTGAATTGCTCACAGTGCAGCGCAAGATGATGCACCCGATTCAGGTTCGCAACCAGGCTCTGGTGCTGGCGATGACGAATTACCGCGACGCCATCGCGATATCGAGTGAAGATCGGCGCTGGTTCGTCATCTGGACGCACGCACCGAAGATGAGCGACCAGGAATCCGCAGCATTGTGGGGCTGGTTCAACGCTGGCGGCCTTGAGGCCGGTGCGCTGTACCTGCGACGGCGGGATGTAACAAAGTTTCAGCCAGGTGCGACGCCGCCTTGGACTGAGGCGAAGAACATCATGGTCAGCACGGGCCGCAGTGCCGCAGAGTCATGGATTGTCGAGCGCATCGAAAAGCGCATGGATGAGTTCCGGCTCGGGGTGCTCAGTGGTCCGTGGCAGTCGGTGGTGGACCGCTTGCAGAACCAGGCCCCAGAGCACATTCGGGTGACAAACCAAGCGCTGCAGCACGCTCTGGCGGAGGCGGGCTGGACGGATCTAGGATTGTGTGCATCCAGGACGAACCCGGGCAAGCGCCACATCTGGGCGTCACCTGAATACCGTGGATCCAAGAGCGAGGCCCGCGACGCCACGGAAACCCACATTGCGGCCATGCCATCGACACGCCCCTATCGGGTGTCGTAAAAAAACCCCGGGGAGCGTGAGCTCGACCCGGGGATAAACGGAGGAGACAACCCGCCTAGCGGGCGCGCCGATTATAGGTCCATGGCCAGCAGGATGACGGCCACGATAACGGCGACGACGACGGCGGCGATCACTGCGCCGGCTCCCAATCCATCCGAGCGCCAGGCGGCACGCCGCGCCAAGACTTGCACGCCGCACGGACTGCGGCATCCTCTGCGGCATACCAGGCCCGCAGTAGGCGCCGATTGCCGGCATCCAGCACATGAGGCCAGCATTCGGCGGCGGTGGTGCTGTAGGCCCGGAAAACCCGGTCTGCGGCGGCCAGTGCGGCCCGGTGTTGCTCGGGGGTGAAGGGCAAGTTGGGGAAGGTCAGCATGTCTTGCTCCATTGTTCGGCCATAGCGGCCGCGATGCCGGGAAAGGTTGCACTGCGGATCTTCCAGCGGTCAGGACGCGGGCCGAGCCGGTTCTGCCCGCTATCGGTTTGATTACCCCAGCGCTCGCGCGCTCGCTTGTCGCCGCAGCAGTTCGGGCACCCATAGGCGCCGACATCGGCAGGCAATTCGCGCCCGCAGCACACTAGGCGAGGCTCCACGATTTCCGTCGGATTCAGTTTCGGCAGGCCCTTGAGCCATAGGCAGGTCGCCTTGCTGGCGTCGTGCCCGAACATCCACGGCTGGATGATCTGGTCAGGCTTTCGGATGCGTGAAATGATGACGCTAACCGGGTTTTCGACGGCGATGCGCGGGATTGGCGCGTCCATCAGCAGGCGCACAAACCATAGCGCATCCTCAGTCAACTGCGGATCCCGCAGACCGCGTCGCGTCCAGTGCATCCCGCTGGCGCTCAGATAGGTGCATGGAGGGTGCGCGATCATCAAATCCCAGCCGTCCCCCAGCACGTCCCGGGCGTCGCCCTGATAGTGCGGGCCAGGCGCGTCAGTCGGCAGGAGGTCGCAGGACATGGCGTCATGCCCCAGCGCGCGAAAAGCGTCCCGGACCGTGCCGGAATACTCGCAGGCAATCAGGACTCGCATGGTCGCTCCAGCATGGAAACCCGAATGATTTGATTCGGAACCAAAAAGCTATCCGGCCAGATGTCAACGCACGCGATCCGGATTCGGTCGCCATGCTCGTCTTCGGCGGCCACGAACGTATATTTTTCGTCGCCAGGGTCCTGCCATTCGGGCTTGATGCGCACAATGTCGCCTTTTTTGATGCGGGTCATCGCGCGCCCTCCTTCACAGCCTCCGACAGTCGCTGAGCGATACCCTGAAGGATCCGCCGCGCTGCGGTTTTGCTGAGTACGCCACGGTCCATGTCGCCCTGCGTGTCTTCCAAACCGGACACTGCGTCATAGATGGCCAGTTCGATGGCTTCCCATTCAGGATCGGGCGGGGGCGTGCGGGGGTCCATTGGGTGGCCCGTGTATGGGCCGTAGTCGGGGTCATAGTTCATCGGTCGGACTCCTCAAAATGGCGCATCCGGCAGGGCCGGCATGGGTTCCCGGGGCGCAGGGCGCGCATCGGGGGCTAGGGAAGGGTACGGCAGCAGGACGGGCGGAAAAGGCCATACAGGGCCACTACGGGGCTCTAGGCGGGCCTGCAGTTGTTCATCCACAGTGCCGTGGTGTTCGGGGTTGCTGCGGCTCATTGGTTTGCCGCCAGTTGGTCAATTAAGTCCCACACAGCCAGCATGCCAAGCTGGATATCGTCCAGGCCGCCGTCTGGCCAGGCCTGAGCGCCATCGTAGGCATCATGCGCGTCCGCAAGATTTGCGGCGCCGGCACTGATTGCCGGTGCGCATGCTTCGGCCTTGGCCGCGTGATATTCGTCGTGCATCATGATGCGGGTTCTCCGGTCAGCGTCCGCAGGGGCCGAGGGCGGCCATCCACTGGGCATCGGTCGGCGTAGCGCGTTCGGCTTGAGCGTAAGCGCCGCCCGCACGCAGGGACTTTGCGATAGCGCACGCTTGCCGGTATGTCAGGCCGGAGTGCAAGACGTTGTCGGTGTCGCCGGCTTGATAGCCGCCACGCACGCGCCAGCACGCTTGCGATGGATTAGCGGGGGCCGGGGCGTTTATCAGCGCACGTTTCGCGCTGCGGCGGTCGGTCAGATTCATGGTGCGGGTTCTCCTTAAATGAATAGGGCAATCAGCACGCCCAGGGCGACGCCGAACAGGACAGCGAACAGGACATCGACGATGCCGATGGGTGTGTCGTGCATGGTGTGGTCTCCGGGTCAGGGGTTAGGCAAAACCAAGGGCATTCAACTTCCCGGGTTTGCCGTAGTCCGGCAATCGGCAGGTGCCGAAAGCGGCCCATAGCGCGCGGCGGTCCACGGATTCGGCCACGCGGCGGATGCGCTCCACATCGGCCAGTGCGTCAGCGTGGAGCGCATACGGCCCCGCCATCGGGTAGACCTTACGCGAGTCGTCCAAGACTGCCGTCACGTAGTAGGGGCCGGGCTTTGTGTCGGGGGTTTGCATGGCTCAACCCCAGCGCACAATGGCCGTCTGGCCGTCCGCGTGGACGGGCGTGAACGGGCCCGCGTGATAACGCTCCACTCCGTCACGCTCGAGCGTGACGCCATGCATGGACCCGCTGACGCGTCGCCCCCAGGTGACGCGATCGGGCTTCCAGCCCAAGCGCTGCAGTTCAGCCCGCAGGGCCGGGGACATGGTGGTGGTGGTGGTGTTCGTGGTCATCGTCTACTCTCCAAGTTATCGGCCACTGCGGCCGGGTTCGATTCTTTTCGGGCTGGCTGACGCCAGGCTTACGCCTCATGGGCGCGCACGACATCCTGCAGGTATGCGCGCACTGCGCGCGCGGCCGCGTGGACGTCAGGGTTTTGCAGCATGGACGCATACCCGACATCTACGGCCGCGCGCAGATCAGCGGCCGATGGTGAGCTTCCAGGCTGGCAAGTGCGCGCCAGGAAATCGGCAATTGCCGGCAGGGTTTCCAGCATGCGCGCGCGGTACTGATCGGGTGTCATGGGTTCCACCTTACGCCGCGGCCTGCAGGCGGGTGAAAAACCCGCGGCCGTGGTTCAAGCCGCCACAGGAGCATTCACAGGTTCCGTTAGGCTTTCCGCCCATGCATCGGGCATCGCAGTCGTGCAGTGATGCGTACCGCTTGTACTCAATCGCACGCTCCACGGGCAGTTTCCGGCCGTCAGCGGTGACGCCGACAAGGCGGTTGAACGAGTCGATCCAATTGACCTTAGAAGTCACCCCGCCCAGTGCGTCGAACTGGGCTTTCGGTGCCATCCATATGCGCACCAGTTCATCGGTGCCGTGGAAGTAGCGGGTTTTCGTGGTCATGCTTGACCCTTAGCAGCGGCGAAGCCGTACAGGTACGCGTGGAGCTGAGTCAGCAGCTCCCGTGCCGATACGTGGCCAGTGTGCAAGGGTTCGCTTACGCCCCCGCCGTCCGTCACCATGCGATGCAGGGCGAACCCGCCATAGGCGCGGCTGAGGTGATAGTTCCCGATGTTGCCCCGCAGTCGGCCAGTGGCGTCCGGGGTCCACGGCTCAGCGGGTGAGCCAGTCTCGCGGTTGATTCGGGCGATAACGGCTTCGAGGTCCTTGACAGTGATACGTGAAGGCATGGTGTTCTCCAAGTGATGCCCCGGTGCGGGGCGGGTTGAATTCTTCTGGTGCTGGCTGACGGGACGCTTACGGGTTCTCCACTTCAGACATGCATCGTCAATCGAACCCGCTCCCCGTCCACTTCCAGGACGGTCACGGGGCGCTTCCAGATGATCGCGTCAGCAAATGCAAGAATCATCATCTGTTCGATGGTGAGTTTCGGCAGGGGTGTCATCTCAGTTTCTCCGATTCATTCGACAGTTAAACCCGGGGCCGAAACCCCGGGGGTATTTATTAGCTCTTGATGATCTGGACGGTGATCTTGGATCCTTGCTTGATCATCTCGCGATATATCCATTCGAGAGAATCGTAGGCTTCATACTTCGCATACGCCAGGCTTTCGCCTTCACCGTATCCGACTTCGGCACCATCCAGAATCAGCGTGACTTGGTACATCTTGAATCTCCAGGTTGCCGGGTCAACCGCTGACCCGATGCACGCATCATCGCCTGGCTACCTTACACGAAACTGACAATCGGCATCCAGTGTGATCCTGCGGGAGCGGGCAGTGTTGCAGGGGTGTTGTCATTCCCGTTGTCCCCAGCGTTGTCGCCCTCTTCCCTCTTGTTGTCATTGTTGTCGTGCAATCTGGAAAGCATATGGGAGTTGAGTTAGTGTATACAGTTATATGTATGTATATAAACGCTATGTCCGATTGCATGACAACATTGACAACGCCCTATGAAACCGCCGACAACGGGGATGACAATGTAGTGCCCACAGCGCTCTGCGGATGACAACGGGGCGCTCTGCGCAGCTCAGCCGGCTCAGAATGCTTTTCCAAAAGCATGACAACGGTGACAACATGACAACGCTCTAAGTTAGTGAGTGCTCACTAACATAGCGATACCCCGGGGGGTTATTGTGGATAACTCATGCGAAGTAAGTGCACACTAACATAGCCAGGCCCAGCCTACTCGACCTGAAGTGAGCGCACACTCACATCCGTGGAACACGTTCCACAATACTCTCGGAGATAATATTATCCTGCCGGATATACTGCAGGGGGATAATGCAGGGGATCGAGGGATATTCTCGTTGGAGATAATGAGCGAAGCGCAAGAGAATATCATGAACTCGTCAGTCACATATTGAACTCGTTAGTCGCGACGCAGACAATTAAGTTCAGAACGCAGACAAGTAAGTCTAAAACGTGAACAGTCTAGTAGCGACGCAGACTGATCAGTCGCGACTGTGCCGTTCAAGTTCAGAACGCAGACTGATCAGTCGCGACTTGAACTGCTAAGTTCAGAACGCAGACGAATGGGGGGGGGTACGGTGGGGGGGTACCCATCGAAAACATCGACCGCAGGGTTCGAAGACGGACCCCCCGCAACCAATTTTATTTTTTGCGAAGTTGCTCCGAGCAGCGGCCTTCCATCCACGCCTTCCGTTCCCGCTGGATCTCGTTATACTGCGGCGTATGTTTCGAGACCTACCGATCACTGCGAGGGAGTTGAAGGCGACGCCGGAGGTGTTGGAGCGTGTGTATGAGGCTGCGAGGTTGGGGTTGAGGGGTGAGTCGCTGGCGCTGGCTGCGGGGATGTTGCCGCAGGAGTATGCGAGGTTGAAGTTGATGGATCGGGTGGCTGAGATTGCGGAGATGAAGGGTCGTGCGGACAGTGAGATGGCGATGTCGCGGGTGGTGTTTGATGCTGCTGAGGCTGGTGATTCGAAGGCTGCGTTGGAGTTTTTGAAGCATCGGCACTCGTGGGTGGCCACGCAGCGTGTAGAGGTTGAGGGCTCGCAGCAGATCAGTATTACGGTTGCGCTGGAGCAGGCGGAGAAAAGGGTGGAGCGAATTGAGGCGGAGGATGCTGTGATGGTTGAATCCAGGCTCGCGACGCAGACACCGATTCCGCTGGCGCGGCCGCAGTCTCTGGGGGAAGAGGTCTGATGGCGTTGACCGCGATACCGATGACGCTGACTGAGGCCAAGGAGTTTGTGGACAATTTCCACAGGCACAACAAGGCTCCGCAGGGTGGGGTGTTTGCGGTGGGTGTAAGTGATGGGTTGGCGCTGGTTGGCGTAGCGATTGTTGGCCGGCCGGTTGCGCGGATGCTGGATGATGGCCAGACGTTGGAAGTCACGCGCTGTTGTGTGTTGGATGATGCTCCGCGCAATGCGTGTTCGTTTTTGTATGGCCGCTGCTGGCAGGCTGCGCGTGCGCTGGGCTGGCGAAAGATGGTGACGTACACGTTGCAGTCAGAGTCTGGCGCGTCGTTGCGCGGCGCTGGGTGGAAAGTCGTGGCGCGGACCAAGGAAAGCGACGGAACTGGCTGGATGAACCGTCCTGGCCGTGAGTGGCAGTCTGTGGTCGGTCAGTCAAAGTTCCGCTGGGAGGCGGCGTAAATGCAGACGACGAAGTACACGCCGCAGGAGGAGCAGGTTCTGATGAGCCGGATGTGGAGTGCGAAGCTCCGCGATGATCCTGAGGCCTGGGTGATGTTTGTGATGCCGTGGGGTGAGCGTGGCACGCCGCTGGAGAAGCGCACTGGGCCAAGGAAGTGGCAGCGGGAGGTGTTAAGGAAGATTCGGGATCACGTAGCGGCGAACGGCACGCGGGATATGTACGAGGTGATGCGCTTAGCGGTGGCGTCGGGGCGTGGGATTGGGAAGTCGGCGCTGGTGAGTTGGTTGGTGCTGTGGATGCTCTCAACCCGGATTGGCAGCAGTGTGATCGTGAGTGCGAACTCTGAGGCGCAGTTACGCAGTGTGACGTGGGCGGAAATCACAAAGTGGTTGGCGATGCTGATTCACTCGCACTGGTTTGAGATCAGTGCGACGCGGATCGTGCCGGCGAAGTGGTTGACTGAATTGGTTGAGCGTGATTTGAAGAAAGGCACGCGGTACTGGGGGGCGGAGGGGAAGTTGTGGAGTGATGAGAACCCGGATGCGTATGCGGGTGCTCACAACGACGACGGAATGATGGTGATATTTGACGAAGCCAGCGGAATTCCTGATTCGATTTGGTCAGTGGCTGCGGGTTTTTTCACGGAGAACACGCCGCACAGGTTCTGGTGTGCGTTCAGCAACCCGCGTCGGAACACGGGGTATTTCTTCGAGTGTTTTCACGGCAAGCGAAGTTTTTGGGTGACGGAGAACATTGACGCGCGCACGGTGGAGGACACGGACAAGGGTGTGTACGAGACGATCATTGCCGAGTACGGCGAGGATTCGCGCGAGGCTCGGATTGAGGTGTACGGGCAGTTCCCGTCGGATGGGGATGATCAGTTTGTTGCGCCGGCGCTGGTGGATGAGGCGATGAGGCGCAAGAAGTGGAAGGATTCGGATGCGCCGATTGTGGTGGGGGTGGACCCGGCGCGTGGTGGGAATGACTCGACAGTGATTGCTGTGCGGCAGGGGCGGGATTTGCTGGCGCTGCACAGGTATCGTGGTGAGGACACGATGACTGTGGTGGGGCACGTGATTGAGGCCATTGAGAGGTATCACCCGACGCTTACGGTGATTGACGAGGGCGGGTTGGGGTATGGCATACTGGACAGGCTGGTGGAGCAGAGGTATAAGGTCAGGGGGGTGAACTTTGGCTGGAAGTCTCTGAAGCCGGTGATGTGGGGTAACAAGCGAGCCGAGATGTGGGGCGCAATGCGCGACTGGCTCCGCACGGCCTCACTGGTGGAGGACAAGGCGCTGAAGACCGACCTGACTGGGGTGAGGGCCAAGCCAGACTCGACGGGGAAGATTTTCCTGGAGTCGAAGAAGGAGATGAAAGCCCGAGGGCTTGCGTCACCGGACGCGGCCGACGCGATTGCGGTGACGTTTGCGTTTCCGGTTGCGACCGACTCTCCGTCGTACACTGTCAGCAACGTGAGACACACACTGGCGATACCAACCGCCAATTTTTGGGGCGCTCAAAATGGCCGATTTGCGTGAGACTGCTGTGGACCCGATGACGGGGAGGCGCGCAAAGCGCCAAGCGCCGCCGTCTCGTGAGGTCATGGGATTGATGGCATCAGCTCGTGATCCGTTGTCTGCTGTTATGCAGCAGTCGGCGCAATCTCCGCTGTATGCTGAAATTGTTGATTATCTTTCTTCTATCAACAGAATGCCCCCAGTAGTACCAGCACTTTTGCCTGAAGGTACTAGAGGAAGAAACATATTTGACCGTATTAGCGACCGATCTGGAACTGTTTACATAGATCCAACGCAAGCCAATCCATCTACCCCAGTGCATGAACTGTCTCATGTGGCCGATAGAGCCATATCTGATTTGCACACATCTTTAATACGAAAAAAATATGAAAATACTTTAACGCCATTAGAGCAGCAGTTTATGCAGGCGTATGAAAAACTGGTGTATGGAACTATACAGGATAAGCAGCCATTAAAACGACTTGAAATGGTAGAAAGATTAGACCCTGCTTGGGCTGAAAAAAATAGGTCGTACAGAACGACGCAAGATGAGTTGGCTGCCTTTGGAGTTGGCAGCACGGCAAGCCAAGATCCTTCATTTAATCCGCCGCTGCACCTTGATCCTACAATGGCAACAGAATTTAACATTCTGCTTGATATTGCCAAACGTCTTCAAGCATCACGGCCTCAACCTACATACACTCGCACACGAGAGTAAACCATGCCACGCATCTCCAACGCTGACCGCCTGACGAACCTGCACCAGGCCGCGCTGCGCAAATTCGACAAGATACAGACGGCATTGCGTGACGAAAGGCTTCAATGCCTAGAAGATCGCAGGTTTTATTCAATTGCCGGTGCTCAGTGGGAAGGCCCGCTGTGGTATCAGTACGAGAACAAGCCGCGATTTGAGGTCAACAAGATCGCACTGGCAGTGCAGCGCATCTTCAGCGAGTACAGGAACAACCGCATCGCGGTGAACTTTGTCAGCAAGGACGGCAGCAAGAACACCAACCTGGCAGACATCTGCGACAAGCTGTACCGCGCTGACGAGCAGGACTCCTGCGCTGAGGAGGCGTATGACAACGCTTTCGAGGAGGCGGTCGGTGGTGGCTTTGGTGCGTGGCGACTGCGCTCGGATTACGAGGATGAGGAGAGCGACGAGGACGAGCGTCAGCGCATCCGCATCGAGCCGATCTTTGATGCGGACTCGTCGGTGTTCTTTGACCTGAACGCCAAGCGGCAGGACAAGTCCGACGCCACGCACTGCTTCGTGCTGTGGTCGATGACGCGGGATTCGTACATTGATGAGTGGGGTGACGACCCGGCGTCATGGCCGAAGATCATCCACCAATACGAGTTTGACTGGCAGACGCCTGACGTCGTGTACCTGGCGGAGTACTACGAGATCGAAGAGGTCAGTGAACGTGTGCGGATCTTTGAGGCCATTGACGGCACCGAAGAGCGCTACATGGACAGCGACTTCAAGAACGACGAGACGCTGGAAGAGACGCTTGCGGCCATAGGCACACGCGAGGTGCGCAGCAAGCGCGTCAAGCGCAAGAAAGTGCGCAAGTACATCATGTCCGGCGGCGGTGTGCTGGAGGACTGCGGTTACATTGCTGGCAAGTGCATCCCCATCGTGCCGGTGTACGGCAAGCGCTGGTTCATCGACAACATCGAGCGCTGCATGGGCCACGTCAGGATGGCCAAGGATGCTCAGCGGCTGAAGAACATGCAGCTCAGTAAGCTGGGGGAGATCAGCGCGCTCTCCAGCGTGGAGAAGCCGATTCTGGTGCCTGAGCAGGTCGCTGGCCACCAGCAGATGTGGGCTGACGACAACCTGAAGAACTACCCGTACCTGCTGATCAACCCGATCACTGCGCCTGACGGCAGCACGCAGGTCGGTGGGCCGGTGGCGTACACGAAGTCGGCGGCGATTCCGCCTGCGCTGGCGGGGCTGCTGCAGATCACCGAGCAGGACATCCGCGATGTGCTCGGAAACCAGGAGCAGGGCGACAAGATCGTCAGCAACATCTCCGGCACGGCCGTGGAGATGGTGCAGCAGCGCCTGGACATGCAGTCGTTCATCTACATGAGCAACATGGCCAAGGCCATCCGTCGCTGTGGAGAGATCTGGCTGTCGATGGCCAAGGACGTCTACGTCGAGCCCAAGCGCAAGATGAAAGCCATTGGGATGCAGGGTGAGATCGGCACGATTGAGCTGATGAAGCCCATGATGACCGACGATGGCGAACTGACCTACGAAGGCGACCTGTCCAAGGCGCACCTGGACGTCGTGGCCGATGTCGGACCGTCGTTCCGCAGCCAGCGCGAGGCTATTGTGCGGTCGCTGACCGGCATGATCGCTATCACGCAAGACCCGCAGACGCAATCGGTGCTGCAGGCGATGGCTATCATGAACATGGAGGGTGAGGGCTTGGCGGATGCGCGTGAGTTCTTCCGCAAGAAGCTGGTCGAGATCGGCGTGGTCAAGCCCAACGAGGAAGACATGCAGCGCATGCAAGAGGCTGCCGCGAACGTCCAGCCAGACCCGAACGCGGTGTTCATCGAGGCGGCTGCTCAGAAGGCGATGGCCGAGGCGCAGCGTGCTCAGGCCGATGCGGTCAAAACGCAGGCTGAAACCGAACTTACGCAAGCCAAGACCGTCGAAACGTTGGAGAAAACCCAACTCGCTGCACGTGATCAGATACTGCGGATCATCGAGGGTATTGGCACGCAAACAAATCAGGTGCAATAATCGCACCACCGGCTTCCGT